CCGTTCATATACTTGTAATTTGTATAACACTAATAAAGGCGTAGTTAAGGAATTTAGATCTGAATTTAAATATAATATTCCTCTTGAAGATATTCAAAAAGTAGATGTCTATGGTTCATCAGTAGTACTAACTAATGATAGTATCGTTTATAAAACTGTACATGATTTACAGAAAATATCATATTTATCTATACATTCTAATATTAATTTGAGTTTTGATTTAAATGATATTATAATTGAAAATATTAATAATAATTATAATTTTAATTTAGCACCACTTGATGAAAACGAACCAAATAAATATAATGTTAATTTTAGTAATTCACATGGTAACGAGTTATTTAATATATATACACCATTAACAGATTTTAGTACTGATAATGTAATTAAGGATAATACTACAGAAATAAAGGTAAATTTTGCTTCAAATTTTGATATAGTTCCAAAGACATTTAAGATGAACTTATTAAATGTTACACCTCCTAGAGAGATAGAGATTGATTATGCATTCTATAATTCATATAAAATACCTGATTATTTAACATCTATATATACATCTAATCAATATTATACTTCTAATATTACTCATAATTATTCTAATGGCGTAACAAGTAATATTATAACTATTAATAATGAAATATATACATATTTAATAGATAACCGCGATAAGGTAGATGAAACATTTAAATACAAGGTAATCGAAAAATATACTAATAATAAACTAATTGATGACGTTGATACTGCTATATTTTTATCTACTATAACTTCAAATGTTTTTCTATATAATCCTTTAACACGGCGTAATGGGAGATTTGATATACATCGAACTAATATATTTAATATTTATAATTCAAATATTATCCCAAACACAAAATCAAATAGTAATTACACTATGGAATATAACTCAAATATTTTCCGGTATGATATAATAAATATAGGAACTTCAAATTTAATAGATATTAAAACTTCTAACGTATTTATTGACAATACATATGAAACTGAATTAATTCCATATGAATCTATTGAACTTAAAGATGACTTTGTTGTTAGTAAATATAGTAGTGATATTTTATCTAATACAATTAAATTAACAGAATACTATAAAAAATACAAAGCGAATAATAATGATAGTATAAACATACAACTTACTAATTATAATAATTCAAATTTTAATCCTCAAATAATCTTATCAAATAATGTAGAAGATGATAAGATTATAAATAGAGATAAAAAAATACATAAAATATATAGTTACGATGGAAATTTTCAAATAAAATATGAAGAAAATTTAAGAGAGAAGAATCTATTATTATTTAAAAGCGATGGGGATCTTCATATAACAGGTGATATATATAAAAATAACGTAGATATTATTAAAAATATTAACTCAAATCTTTATTTAGAGATTTCAAGTTTAAATGATAAAATAGATTATGGACTAGTTTATACTAGTAACTATGTATTATCAACAAGTAATATTTTGGTTCATCGTATATTAAAAGAAATAGATTCAACTAGTAATTATATATTATCAACAAGTAATATTTTGGTTCCCCGTATATTAAGAGAAATAGATTCAACTAGTAATTATGTATTATCGACAAGTAATATTTTGGTTCCTCGCATATTAAGAGAAATAGTCTTGTCAAGCAATATTATATCAGACAGAATAAATAATTTAACTACTGATATGATAATTGAAAATCCCACCGCAAATAATAGATTTATAGTCGATAATAGATTTAATAATGAATTGACAGTTAATGGAAATTTAACTGTCAATTCTAATTTAATAGTTCGAGGAGATCTAACAAGACTAGAAACTATTACATATACTACAGAAAATTTGGAAGTTATTAATGTGAATGAAGATTATGTCGCTTTAAAGATAAAGCAAAATAATGCCAGCGACAAAGATATCTTTTCAGCTTTAAATCAAAATATAGAAGTGTTTAATATTTCAAAAAATGGGAATGTAAATATTATTGGTAGTTATAAACAAAATAATAGAGATGTAATACAAGATACTAGTAATTATGTGTTATCAACCAGCAATATTTTAATTACTAATGTAAATATAAATGATAACAATTCTAGTAATTATGTAAAAATTACTAGTAATATTTTAGTAGGTTATATTAATAATACAAGTAATTACATAGAAACTACAAGCAATATTTTAAATCAATATATAGATAGTAAGTCTCCATGGGTAGTTATTGATAGTTCTAATATACTTTACCAATCGAATGTTAACATAGATGGCGAACTACGTGTTGGCGGTACCATATCATGTAAAGAAGTAAGATTGTTATCCAGCGTTAATATTATTGGTAGTTTCAAGCAAAATAATAGGGATGTCATACTTGATACTTCTAATTATGTTGCAGATACTAGCAATTTTTTATACCAATATATAAATAGTAAAACTCCATGGCAAGTTATCGATAATGATAATATATTTTACAATTCTAATGTTAAAATAGGTGTTGATCTACATGTTGAAGGGGACATATATTGTAATGAAGTTAAAATGTCATCAAGTATATCAGATGATAGATTAAAAGATTGCACTTCTAATATAAAAAATCCTATAGATTTAATTAATAAATTAAATGGATTTCATTATGTTCCAAATAATTTAGCGCAACAATATGGTTTTAAAAAAATTAATGAGATTGGGTTGAGTGCACAGGAAGTGCAAATTATTCTTCCAGAAATAGTTAAACTAGCACCATTTGATATGATGCGTGATGATTATAATAATATTGTATCTAAAAGTGGTAATGACTATTTAACAATATGCTATGATAAAATGGCGCCATTATTTGTTGAATCTATAAAAGCTCTTAAAAAAGAAATAAATGAATTAAGACTAGAAATTGCAGAACTTCGAAACAATAAAAAATAATATTATTGGGTTATTAACTCCTTTGTCTTTAATTCTTCTACTAATTTATTAGTATCAGTTATTAGTTTATCGATTTTTAAATTATAATCTTTACATTTTTTACTAATATCTTTAAATACCTTATCATATATATTTAAAAGTTTTTCTTTAAATTTAATTAAATCTTTATCATATCCGATGGTTGAATTTTCGATAATATGTAAGTTTTTAAAAAATTGTTTGAAAAATTTGTAATCTAGAAAACTATCTTTATTAATTAATATTATATTAAACTTTACGTCCTCTTCAGATTTTTCCATTTTAAGTATTTCGAGTTTGCTAATAATATTTTCTAGTTTTTCACTAATATATAATTTCTGTTTTGATAAATCATATTTAGGATCTTTATATTTATCATCATTATAAATTGCGATGTCTTTATATTTAATATCAAATTCTTCATATTTTTTATTAATATTACTTAGATTACTATTTATATATTCTAACATTTTATTATATTCTTTACCATTTGTTATTTTTTCAAAAATATCATTATCATCTATAATACTGAATCCTTCTCCTAAATCTTGATAATATTCTTCATATTCAATAGTATTTATTATATATTGTTTTATTCTATCATTTAAAACATTATCACATAAATATAAAATAGTATCAAGTATTTCATTCAGTATTTTAAATAAATCTTTATATATTATATAATCTTCATATTCAACACCTATAAAATAAATTATAATATCATTCATTTATTAATAAATCCTTTATTATATTAATATATATATAAAATTATATAAAACTTATTTATTATATTTATCTATAATGAGTTCTTCAAAAAATGTATCTGGTAAAAAAATTATCGAATGTCTTCAATTAGCATTTGAAGAGGAAACTGAATATACTCTGGATGAAACTAAAAAAATTGCTATTAATGCCTTTAAAGATGCTTCAAAAGTCGGAGTAACAAAAAAACGAGTTGTAAAGTTTGATACAGATGGTGTCGCTATTAAGAAGCAACCTACAAAATATAACCTATATATTAAAGATGAGATGGCGCGCCTAACTATTGAGTTTCCTGATAAAGAGAGAAAAGAATTGATGAAATTAGCTGCAAGTAATTGGAATGAAATTAAACTAAGTAATGTTGATTAAAATTATATACTTTTTTTTAAATATATTATTATAAAGTAGTATATATATATATTATGTCCGTACAAAAATTAAAACCTAAAAAAGTACATCCTAGTTTAGCAACACTTTATAGTAGATATGATGAAATTACAGAGAATCATTGTAAATATTTATTACATCATTTATATACACATAATATTACAGAATGGATTAATCCATTAACAAAAAAAGAGGTACAAAGAGATAGTCCTATTACTCTCAGTTTTTTATCTAAATGTTATTATGGTGAATGGAGTGAAAAATTTGTAATTATAAAAGGAAACAATCTAAAATACAAAAATCATGTTGAAAAATTTATACATGAAGCGTATTTATATGATGTTCGGAATCGACCATCGCCAAAACGTAAATCACCTCCTGTAGCGACGCCACCTCCTGGTGCAGCTTCTTCAGGAAGTCATTCACCTGCTGGGGCGCCTTTACCACGGAGCAGATCACCCCAGAGAGTTCCTGTAACAGCGGTAACTCAAGCACAACCACGACAAAAATCACCACCTGGTGCTGCTACAAATAGACCTCGTCGTGCATCTCAATCACCACCTGGCGCAGCAACAAATAGACCAAAATCAAGTAGTTCAAGTAGTTCAAGTAAGTCAAGTGCAAAACTTGATTTTTCACCAAAAAGCATAAATTCTATAGTAAAAAACACAGGGTCTTTGAGTACAAATGCCGATAAACTTACAGAGAATGATTGTATTGAATTAGTAAAAGAAATAAGAAAGAAAAAACGTGGGAAGACAGCAGAAGAAATTAAATTATTAACGTTTATTAATCCAATAACAAAGAGAGAGATTCCATTAAAAAGTCCAATATTTAAAAGTTTTATGTCTAAATGTTATTTTACCTTTAACCATAATAAAGAACTACAAAAATCAATTAAAAAGATAGTTAATATTAAATCATTAGATCTTTTAAATGAAAAACTTACAAAGGGAAAAAAAGATGCACAGGCAGCAAAAGATGCGAAACGTCTTGCATTTCAAAAAAAGGAGGAAGAAAAACGTCTTGCACTTGAAGAAACGAAGAAAAAGATGAAAGAAAAGATACCAATTATTGATAAATATATTGAAGGACTTGTTGATGAATTAAATGTGCACTGTGATGAATTAATTGCTAATTGCGATGAAAAAGGTGTATTAAGAGAATATAAATATATTTCAAATGTGATTAACTCAATTATTATTATAATATACACAAAATATCTACATTTACCATATTATTATAATGAATTATATATGAATTATTCATCTCAATTAGATTTGAAAATATTTATGTATGATGATACATTTCGCGAATATTATGAGAGCAATTCATTATTTCCTTGGCAAGAGTTCAAAAAACATTTTTATGGTAGTTCAAAAATAATATATCAGAAAAATGATTTAACGAGAAGCGTCGATCATACTAATATTATTTTGAACCCTTACACGATAGAAAATTATCATCTTAATACATTAATAAATCGCCAGCATGTATTTGAAGCATTTAGATACGACCATTATAATGGTAATGATTATAAAAATCATATTATACAGTATAATAAAATTAATACCAGTTATTATAGTAAATTACATTTTGGACATTATATGTTTCCAGATTCATTAAAATTTGCTAAAGAAGTTATTAATGAATTAAATATAAACTATAATATAACAAATGGTTTATTACCAAAAACTATCTTTTGTGCAACTACAGATGCAACTATAGGTACAAATAAGCCTTTTTCAGAACTTAATACTATAATTAATGATATATTGGGAAAACTTCCTACAATAACAGGGATTGCAAAGGATACATCATTAATACATCAGTATTATGATGGAATAATAAAGGATATGAGAGATATTTCTTACGGTAATAATGAAACTGAATATGGAGATGACGATATGATACGTAAGAATATATTATATTCGCTTAATGCGCAAGACCCAGTATATATTCAAAACAATATGGATGCGCATAGACAGGATCTCTACTATAATTATGAATATACAGGTACTTTTCCTTTATTTTCATGGATACCTTTAAATCACAAAAATATTGATTCTGACACAAATCTAAAATATTGTTATCCTATGACAATAAAATGGCAACCCTTCGAAATAGATTCCGTCGTTCTTAAATTGCTAGAATTAGATTATAAAAATCATGGCGTAAAACCATACAGTACATATTTGAATGAAACAATATACAAGGTAATAACAGAAGCATATACATCTGTGAAATCTCTTGTTCATGCAAACCGAATTCAGGATATGACATTAAGAATTATAAATACTATAGGTGTTTACAAAGATAAAACTATAAAACAAGACTATAAAAATAAAAAAATATATCTATATCACGGAACAAAAAATAGATTACACAGTATAGGCGGAAAGGAAAAAGAAATAGAAATTTTAGGATTTTTATCAACCAGTTTAAATGTTTATACCGCTTCATATTATTCAGGAATTAGTCAAAATAACGTAGGACTTATTTATATAATTGAAGTAGATGATACACATTCATATATAAATTTAAAAGACATATTAAACCAAATACTTATTTTACCACAATCAAGACTTAGAATTGTTAGGGAGTTTAATATAGGGGGGATATGTCTTATCCTTTGTCGCTTATTTAGAACACCAACTATTAAACAAAATAATTTACTATATAATAAATTATTAGATCGAAATGCACTTGATATTAAATTTTATGTAACTTATAGAATAACTGCAAATACTAATATTATGCCTAAATGTGCTTATATTTTAGGTGATTTATGGAAAATTAATAAGGAACCGCAATTTAAAGAAGATTTTGAAATATATAAAGTAAAGCGTAGTGATTTAAATAATAAAATGATTAATGATAAATGGAATATGACACATCGTGAAAGAAAAGATGAATTTTTATATTTTAGTCTTGGTCAGGAATATGAATTATATGTTAATAGAGGGATACCATTAATTTCAGGAAGTTTAGAAGATATTAAATATAGCATACATCAACACTTTATTAAAGATTGTTATACTGCACTTGGTATACCTTGCTTAGACTATATATTTATTCATGGAGCGAATAAAACAAAAGATAAAATTGCAGGCACGCAATTCAATAAAAATCCTATATGTACTGGTATATCGTTAAAAGACTATAAAAATAATCGCACTAATCAATATAAATACAATATCAACAATTTCCTTATTGATTCGATTTTTAAGTTTGACAGCGTTAAACATGAAAATAAAAAATTAAATTTACATGAGACATCAGACGATGATAATAAATATGCTGATAAAATAGAAGGGTTCAGGGATGCAGGAGCATATCTTAATGGCGTTATAAACCAATTATTTACTAAGGATTCAGTAGTTGGAGAACATATACAATATATGAGAGATTGGAAACATTTATTTATTAAATATAAGGATGCTAGTGACGAAGATTTAACAAAACATTTTACATGGTGTCATGAACGAATAAAAAAATTAATCAAAATTATTAGTTCTGTATCAGAAAATTATTTATTCTTTATTAGTAAAACATTAAAAGGAAATACAAAAACTAGTCAACAACTAGGGAGAGAAGGTGTTTTATTTCCGAATACACAAGAATATAAAGAATTATATTCTTTAATAAAAAATCTTGAAGAAACTTTGTTGGAAAGAGCAAAGTTTTATAAAAATTGTACTTTTCAATTAAGTATCCCTGATTTAATAGTATTAGTTAGAAATATATTAGGCGATGGACCCCTAGGTGCGCTAGAGAATACTCATAATTCTAAATTATACAAACATGCAATTCTAGAAGATCTAATTTTAGAAGAAGAAAATGATTCATTCTCTGGAGGTATTCTTAGTATGAAAGAAATGAAAAAGCGAGGATTACAATTTAAGACAGATACTGATAAACCAAAACAAATTGATCATATGAAAATATATGAAGTATTCAAAAATGTTCCCATATCAGAATCAAAAGATATGCGTAAATTTAAAGATATGCCAAAAGATATGCAAGAATATTATGGCGGAGGTAAGGATGAAAAAGGAAAATATATTAATACTGATAAATATATTGATGTAAGTAATCATTGTCATTTTAGATTTGTTAATAAGAAAGATAGTGAATAATTTATGTATCTCTTATAAGTTAAAGTATTGAAGTATGTCATTAAATGTAGGTAAATATATTGCACACCCTAAACAATGCATTATGTAGATGATATATATATATAATATATAGATATTATTATTGTAATAATTTGCAATTGTTATTTTTTTATATAATAATATAAATTGATTATGTATAATAGATATTATTATTAACAACTTGTGCAATTAAAATGCAAATAATGACTATTTTGAAATATAATAAATCTAATAATCGTAGATATATGCAATATAGACGTAAAACTTTTAAACCTATTCTTGAAGTTGTAGAAGAAATTGACTTTGAATCAATAGTTGATGAATTATTATTAGAGCAAGATAAAATACATCAGAAGCAATTCGAAGACATTAACAATAAATTAACAATATATGAGAGGGCTGTTCTATGTGAAATTAACTATTGGACTGGAAATGGATGAATATGTTTTGTATTATAGTAAATAAGTAAAGATTATAATTATTATTTTTTTAATAATATATTAAATTAGAGTCTAGTTGTCAAATGTCTGTTGTGCCACTAATTAGAAGAAAATCTTTGCCGTTAAATTATAAATTCAATACGGGTTTTCTTTCTGTTTCTTCAACCCCAGCACAACCATTATCAAGTAAAGAGAATGACAAAGATTTAAACATATTAAAATTTAAAGATTCCAAAACACATGATAAATTATTATCAAAGTTAGAAAAATCACGAAAGAAAATACTGAAAGACAACGATATATATGTAAGTAAGGAACATAAGCAACTATGCTATTATAATGAGAAATTAATAGAATTAACGAAAAAAATAAAAATTCTTAATAAACATATAGAAATAAATTATAAAAACAACATTTTGGTAAATAATAGCGAATTAGATACATTTATAGAAAAGCGAAGCAAAGGAGATAATTCTTCTTTAGATTACAGCAATAAAATATATAAATACAATATTAAATATAACGAATATAATAAAAAATTCATAAATAAAATCCAAGAGCATATTGATGTTAATAATCTTAATGAATTTATAGAGCAACAAAACACATTTATTGAAAGTTTAAATATTAGAGATACGTATAATTTAAAATATTATACGTATCGTGGAGATATTTATTTAAATTCATATATAGATTGTGGTGGTATATTTGACCCTAATGTTATTAAAAATAATGGCGGTGGTATTGTTGATGATGATAGTGACCTTTGCTACTACTTTTTTCAATTTTCAGATTATTTTAAACTTAATAATAATTATAAAGGCGAAGAAATACCATTAGACAACGACCAATTATTTATAAAATTTTTAAAAGATAATTATTTAGATTTTAATGAAGACATTTATAAGTTTGTATTTGAAACATATATTAAGGAATTAAAAGAGATATTTAACAAAGCACCTAGGATAAAACATGAGATTGTTTTATATAGGGGTGTCAACGAAAATTATATTTTAAATCAATCTAAAAAA